CTCCAACTTATACGTTGATTTCGGCGCCAACCGCCACCCCTACTGCCAATACGTCGCAGTGTTTTCGAATTTTGTTGACTGGTTCATTGAACGCTAACCAACTTGTTTTGCTACCACAAGGCATTTCCGGCTCGTGGGTGGTTAGTAACGCGACTACTGGTTCTTATAACGTATCAATAGGATCCAATAGCGGATCAAACTCGGCCGCAGGAACAGTCGTTGTCGTCCCTCAGGGGTATAGTATTTTTCTTTATGCATCAGGTGGAAACGTTAATAAATCTGATGACGGCATTCTTGGCGATTCAAGCGCCACAGTAAATTTTGGAACCGTCAACTGCACGACTTTAAATGCCGCAACCGGCAACTTTTCTGGCAACATTTATGGCGTTAATGAAGTACTAAGCGGCAGCTTATCTGTTCCTAGTGCGTCTATTAGCAACCTTAGCGTTTCAAGTGAAACTATTTCTGGGTCTCTTCAAGTTAACTCACTTGGCGTTGGTACCCCCGCCTCTGGGGTTACTGGTGAAATCCGCGCTACTAACAACATCACTGGATACTATTCTTCCGATGAACGCCTTAAAAATAACGTATCAAAAATCACCGACGCTTTGAAAAAGGTTAACACAATTAACGGCGTTGAGTTTGATTGGTCCGATGAGTTTATTGCCGAAGCCGGCGGGGAAGACGGTTACTTTATCCGCAAACACGATGTTGGCGTTATTGCCCAAGAAATCGAATCGGTCTTGCCAGAAGTGGTTGCTACAAGAGAAGACGGCTATAAAGCGGTTAAATACGATCGAATTGTTGCCCTTTTGATTGAAGCCGTTAAAGAACTTTCTGACAAAGTTGACCGCCTTGAAGGCAGATCATGAAATTTACATGGTCATTTCCTCAATTCGTCATCAACTTCTCTTATAATGACCCACCAAATGTAGTTGCGGCCATTAATTGGATTTGCACGGGTACTAACGGGAACGTTTCAACGTCTTTATCTGGCACTGTCCATTTGGGTGCCCCTGATCTGTCTAACTTTGTGCCCTACAGTGAAATTACATACGCTCAAGCTTTTGAATGGGTGTCGCAAAGCATCAATACAATAGCTGTTGAAAGCCAGATAGCTTCGCAAATAAGTCAATTGTCGCGGCCTATCAATCAATCTTGAGGGTGCCATGGATCCTGTTAGTCTTGTTCTAGGCGCTACAGCCATTTTTAACTCAATCAAGTCGGCTGTGGACCAAGGGCGGGACATGATGGAGACGGCTGAGAAGGTTGGTAACCTTTTTAGTAAAGTTGCCCAAATTGTTACGGTTGCTTCGTCCCCGCGTAAAAAGAAGCTATTTCAAAGCCAAGCCGAATACGAAGCCGAAGCTATTAAGGTTTACGCCGCCAAAGCCAAAGCCCTTGATATGCAGTTGCAGGTAAAAAACCTTTTTGTTGGACAATACGGTCCCGCCGCATGGGAAGGTATACAACGGCAAATTATTGAAATGCGGAAAGAGGCGGCTAGACAGGCGGCAGCAGCTTTGAAAGAGCAAGAAGAAAATCGCAAGGATTTGATTATGGTTAGCAGTATTGTCGGTTTTCTGGTAATCGGTATTGGTGTAATCGGTATAATCCTTATGGCAACGGTGAAATAACATGCTGCAAGCATTAAAACATATGTTTACGGGCGTAGACAACACAACTTGGGATATTGGTCGTATCCTTTGGGCCAAAATGTCCATCGTTTATTGCGGTGTTAGCGCCTATCATGCTGTAATACATGGTAATTTTGATCCTCAAAACTGGGCAATTGGCGCTTCAGCTATTCTTGCGGGTGGCGGTGGCGGTCTAGCATTGAAATCTAAAACGGAGCCAAACTAATGTTTTTTCTTCTTTTTAATCTTTGGGTCAGAAATATAGGAATTGTTTTAGCCATAAGTGCCGCACTTATCATTGGCTATGCATATTGGGCCGGACGGGAAAAAACGATTGGCGCCGCCAATGAAAAGGCTCAGGAAGAAATTGTAGCTATTGAACATGAACAAAAGGTAGAGGCTGAGGCGGTCGTTGTCGACCAAACCGTGGCCAAGGATGTTACGCCCCAAGATACCCTTCAAAAACAATGGAGCCAGCCATGAAACGCCTTTTTTTGATTACATTATTGCCTGTAGCAGCCTGTATGCCAAAACCAGAAACCAAAATTGTAGATACGTCTTGCAACTGGGTTAAACCCATCTATGTCAATAAAGACGATAAATTAACTAATAAGACAGCCACTCAAATCCTATCTCATGATGACAAGTGGAAACAATTCTGTGGTGCAAAATGACTGCTGCTAATTTTCCTCAATGCTTTGCCCTTGTTCTTAAAAACGAAGGTGGTTACGTTGACAACCCAAAAGATCCCGGCGGGGCTACAAACCTTGGATGCACAAAAGCAGCTTGGGAAGAATGGGTAGGTCATGAGGTAACTAAAGATGACATTAAGGATTTAAAACCTAACGATGTCATGCCTCTATACAAAGCTAAGTATTGGGATAAAATTCAAGGCGACCTTTTACCTGAAGGTGTAGATTATGCCGTCTTTGATTTTGCAATCAACTCGGGCCCCTCGAGGGCCGCGAAAGCCCTTCAGTCGGTACTCAGTGTTAATGTCGACGGACAAATCGGGCCCGCCACGCTACGCGCTCTTGAAACGTCAAACCCTCGCGAAGTTGCTACAGCCGTCTGTGAAGCAAGATTAGCCTTCTTACAATCTCTCTCGACCTATGGTACATTTGGCAAGGGGTGGTCTAAGCGCGTTTCAGAAGTAGAAACCGTTTCTTTCAATATGGTTGGGTGATCTATGTCGCTTACTTATTCAAGTTACGTCCAACAAATTGCGACAATGGCCGTTATCCCCGTAACGGATCCCAATTACACGATTATTTTGCCTAGCATGATTGACTATGCGGAACTTCGTATTCAACGCGACTTGGACTTCTTGTCTACACAAATAAGCACGACAGCTTACTCATTTACCGTTAACAACAATACTTTAACTATTCCAACGTCCCAATTTATAGTGCCGCAAACCTTTGAAGTTCTTGATGATTTTGGAAACTCTACTCCACTTGTTCCAGTAGCAAAAGAATATATTCAAAACGTTTATGGTTCTGGGTCTGCCACGGGATTGCCTCAATATTTTGCTGTCTACGGTGGCGATACCGCAACCACGGGTAATACATCTCAAAATATTATCGTCGGACCAACGCCAGGCACAAATTATACAGTTCGTTTAACAGGCACTGTTCGATCGGCTCCGCTGTCTGCTACTAATACAACAACCTTTATATCTACCTATTTGCCGGATTTGTTTATCATGGCATCCATGATCTATATCTCCGCATATCAACGCAACTTTGGCCGCATGAACGATGACCCGCAAATGGCTCAAACTTACGAATCTCAGTACCAAGCTTTGAAGGCTAGTGCGATGATTGAAGAAAATCGTAAGAAGTTTGAATCCGCTGCATGGACATCATATTCACCTGCGCCTGTCGCATCGCCTACGAGGTAATCCATGCCTCACGCAACAATAAATTTAAAGCCAGGCGTAGAAACCACTAATACTCCGGTATTAAACCAAGCCGCTTATTCTTCATCGCAACTAATTCGCTTTTTGCCAGAACGAAATGGCCTTGGGTTAGCTCAAAAGCTTGGCGGGTGGGTTAACTACGCAAGTACAACTTCACCAATTAATTCAAAAGTACGCGCTCTAAAAGGTTGGTCTGACCTTAACGGGGTTAATCGCCTTGGTATCGGCGCGGAATCTTCTCTTGATATTTTAACGCCTAGTATCAATTCAACGCCTCTTGATATTACACCACAGACATCTGTAACCAATACTCCGCCTGTTTTCGTAACAAGCACAGGATCTGATTCACAAATTGTCACCGTTACAGATAGCAATATCCAAGTATCTACCTTTGACTATGTAAATTACGTTACACCTGTTTCAGTGGGTGGTTTAGTCTTATATGGTCCCTATGCGATATACTCCGCATTCAACAATACATATTCAATTCAAGTCCCAACGAGCGCTACAAGTGCGGTTGATACAAGCGCAACAATTACTGCCGGTTCGTTTATTATCAATCAAACATATAAAATAACGAGCGTTGGGACCACAGACTTTACGGCTATTGGTGCCTCTGCCAACACAGTCGGTGTAATTTTTAATGCTACTGGCGTTGGAACCGGTACCGGAACAGCCAAATTAGTAGCAGTACCATCTTTCCAAGTTTCAAGCGGAAGTGCTGTTGTTACATGTTATTTAGATAACCACGGCTTATCTGTTGGCGCATCATTTTATGTCGGTGTCTCGACGACCATCGGCGGTGTTACTCTTTTTGGGTTGTATATTGTAAACAAAATCATAAATAGCGGAACATTCCAATTTACTGCAGCCAATACTGCTTCATCCTCTGCTGGCCCTACTGCTATAAATAGCGGAAACGTTAATTCTGTTTTTTATATAGCAATTGGCCCATCGAATACTGGAACAGGTTATGGTGTTGGTGGTTACGGTACAGGTGGCTACGGTTCTGGTACGGCTCAACCACAAGTTCCTGGGACACCAATTACAGCAACCGATTGGACCTTAGATAACTTTGGTTCTTACCTTGTTGCATGCCCTGTTTTAACGGGCTCTTCTGGAGGTCCTATTTACTATTACAATCCATCAGGATCTCTACAAACTGCACAGTATATTGGCGGAAATGCGCCTTTGCTATCGTCTGGTATTTTTGTCGCTATGCCAGAACGACAAGTCATAGCTTATGGTTCATCATTTACTTTACAGGCAGATCCTCTCTTAGTCCGCTGGTCCGACGTTAACGATCCAACTACTTGGATTGCGACCGTAACAAATCAGGCAGGGTCGTTCCGCATTCCTACTGGCTCAAGAATTGTCGCTGGTTTTCAGGGGCCGCAGCAAGGACTTCTTTGGACTGACCTTGATTTATGGGCGATGCAATATGTTGGGCCGCCGCTTGTTTATGGGTTCAACAAAATTGGTTCTAACTGCGGAGCCATCAGCAAACATTGCATGGGACAAGCAAACGGCGCCATTTATTGGATGAGCCAAAACCAATTTTTTATGTCTATGGGGTCCGGCCCTCAACCAATTCCTTGCCCGATTTGGGATGTGATTTTTCAAAATCTTAACCAATCTTATCTTTATAAAGTTTGCTGCGCTGTCAATTCTCAATTTAATGAAATTTCATGGTTTTACCCATCCGCCTCATCGACTGAGAACGATAGCTATGTCAAATATAACTACGTCCTACAACAGTGGGACTACGGTACTCTTGGCCGTACTGCTTGGATTGATCAATCTGTTCTTGGGCCTCCCATTGGTGCTGGCTCTGATAATTGGTTATATCAACATGAAGTAGGCAATGATGCTTATTCCGGTCAAACGCCTACTGCTATGCAGACAGCATTCTCGACAGGGTATTTTCAATTAAACGAAGCGGACAATATAGTATTCGTGGATCAGATATGGCCCGATATGAAATGGGGAACCTATTCTGGCAATCAAAATGCTACTGTATATTTGACCGTCTATTATACCAATTATGCAACTGTTGCCGCCACTTCGCCTACTACAAGCGCATATTCAGGTGTAAGTTCATCCAATACTTCGTCATTCAATTTCCAAACATTTCCCATGACGCAGGCCACCGAATATATTTCTTGTCGCATTCGCGCTCGATACATGTCTTTCTCGTTGTCCTATGCCCCCGATGAATTGGGCACTTTCTGGCGGTTGGGTGGAATTAAATATCGTTATCAGGTAGATGGGAAATTCTAATGGCTAGTTTAGATGATATTTTAACTACACAAAAAAATGGTGTTATCGCAATTAACTCTTACGTTAATGCTTTAAATTTTCTTGCGGGTCAAAATAATACTAAAGAACTTTCAGCAAGCTCAGTTATCAAAACATCTTCCGGTTGGTTGGCCAGTGTAAGCGTCCTTGTGGCCGGTTCCACACAAGGTTACCTTTATGATTCTACAAGCACATCTTCAACAACAGGAAAACGAATATATGCAGTTCCAAATACTCTGGGAATATATCAGATACAAGTACCGTTTTCATCGGGGTTGGTTTTTATTCCGGGCACAAGTTCGGTAATTTCAGTGGGGTACTCATAATGCCGCTCGCACATGGATCATCACAAAAAACAATTAGCCACAATATCTCCGAAATGGTTCATGCTGGGCATACTTTGGATCAATCCATAGCGGCCGCTTTAAACACGGCTAAACACTCCCGCGCAATTGGTGGGGCGAATCAGTCCACTACCACAACTACCGGTCCTTTGGATTACCGCAAACCCGATATGTCTATTCCAATGCCGTCTTATCCTTTGGCGGGGCAGCATATGCTTCATGAAGGCCCAATTCATAGCCCCGTGGCAGGTCGCACAGACCATTTGCCAATGAACGTAAAATCCGGATCTTATGTAATCCCTGCAGATATCATTTCATCTATGGGCGAAGGCAATACAATGGCTGGGTTTAAGATAGCTCGGCAGATGTTTTCATCAAAACCATACTTTCAAACGTCCAAAATGCCATATTCCGCCGAAGGAACCCCTTACACCAAAGGAAAACCTTACGGCGCGCGGGCATCAGGCGGTGAAACCCCTGTAGAGATAGTGGCCGCAGGCGGAGAATATGTTATTAATCCAGATGATGTTACACATTTGGGCGGTGGGGATATTGATCACGGTCATGAAATTCTTGACCATTTTGTAACAGGGTATCGCAAAAAAACGATAGAAACACTTAAAAAATTACCAGGACCTAAGAGGGATTAATGGCAGAAGGACTTAAAATACGCCTTGGAACGCCAGCGGACGAAGAGGGGATGCTTCAACTGGCGCTTAAAGCTTGGGAAGAAAACGGGATTAAAAGCGTAAACCCTGAAAAGATGTTAGGCATGATAAAACCTGCTCTTTATCTTTGGCAGGGCTTAGTCGGGATCATTGGGGAACCCGGTGAAAAGATTGAAGCGGCGGTCCTTCTCCGAACGTCACAGATGTGGTATTCTGATGAATGGATACTTGAGGAAAAAGCAATTTTTGTTGATCCCGAGTTTCGGATCATGAAGGGGATACGTTCAGGGCAAACCCTCGGTCATGCTCGTACTTTATGCGAGTTCTCCAAACGGACCGCTGAACAGTTGGGTCTTCCTTTGTTGATTGGTGTACTTTCCAAGCACCGCACAGAGGCTAAAATCCGGCTTTATGAAAAGTCTTTCGGCGCTCCCTCAGGAGCTTTCTTTCTATATAACGCCCAAACTGGGCATGAAGAGCATGTGACGGAGCAATAAAATGGGCGGAAAAACCGGTACCACGACCCAGACGACATCCATACCTCCAGAGGTCTTGGCCCGGTATAACACCGTTAACGCTGCTGCTGATAAAGCGGCCGCTCAACCATTTCAACAATACAGCACCGATCCATCTGCATTTGTTGCACAAATAAACGCACAGCAGCAAGGCGGCATTAACGCTACTAATCAATATGCAAATGCGGCCCAACCTGGATACCAAGCCGGATATGGCGCCACAAACGCCGCAATGAGCCAAATTGGTGCAGGCCAAAACGTAGCCCAGCCTTATTTTACGCAAGCTCAACAACAAGCTAATGCTGCAATGCCTGGGTACCAACAAGCTGCAGGGCTTGCGGGTGCTGCTATGACTCCTTTGATGCAAGCCACTTACGCTGCTCAACCTGCATACAATCAAGCTTTAGCCGGAACTGCAGCTGCATCACAAGGTTATAACGCGCCAAACTACGCCGCTGGCGTACAAGGTTACATGAATCCATATTTACAAAACGCCATGGGTTCGACTGCGGCTATGCTGCAAAATCAAAACCAACAACAGCAACAACAGTTATTGGGTAACGCCATTAGCCAAGGCGCTTTTGGTGGGGATCGTTCGGGCGTTGCTCAGGCCGCTCTTATGGGTCAGCAAAACCTTGCAATGGGGCAAACGCTTGGCCAAATGGCTAATCAGGGCTATCAACAGGCTGCTCAAAATTATATGCAAGGGCTTGGCGCTCAGGGCGCTTTGGCCAATCAATACGGTCAGTTGGGCGGTCAATCTCAGCAAGCTCTTATCAATGCCGGTTTGGCGCAACAACAAGGTGCTGGCAATATTGCCAACATCGCCGGCCAAGGCATGCAAGGTGCTACTCAATACGGTGCTTTGGGGACTGCAGCTCAAAATGCCGCATTGCAAGGAGTCCCCTTATCTTTGGCGGCTGGCGCGCAATATGGGAATCTTGGTGCTGGCGCACAGGCCGCGGGATTACAGGGTGCTCAAGCCCAACTTGGCGCTGGTACGTTGCAACAACAAACCCAACAGGCCGGTCAGACAGCTCTTTACAACCAGTTCTTGCAGCAACAGGCTTATCCTTTCCAAACAGCCCAATTCTTGGCGGGGATTGCGGGTATTACTGGTCCAAATTCTGGGTCTACAACTACTACAACCCAACCTATGTCTTTCTTCTCTGACCGCCGTCTTAAAGAAGATATTAAACAAGTTGGAAAAGCTAAAAACGGTCTTCCAATTTATAAGTTTAAGTACAAAGGAGACCCGACTGAACAAACACATATTGGTTTTATGGCCGATGAGGTTGAAAAGGTTCATCCAGAAGCGGTTGGTTTGGCGGGTGGCTACAAGACGGTTGATTACGATCGCGCCGCTCGAGCCCAAGGCGGCTTAGTGGGACCTCAACATGAAGGTATGGGTTTCGGCTTAGGTGGTCGGGAACATCATGCTTATGGTGATGCCGTTGGTTCTGATTATGATCCAAATAGCTTGCAAAACATTATTGCGCGCCAACAGGCTATGTTTGCTAATACGGATTCTCATCCCGTCCCAATGGCAAGAACGTTTTCTGGTGGCATAGGAAAACATAGCAGAGTTCCGGAAGCATCTTTACAAACAGCTCAACTCCGTACTCCAGGCGCGGCTCCTAGACTTCCTGATAGCGAACTTTCTCAAGGAATAGATTACGCTACAAAACTTGCTAATTTTGATAAAGCAATTGACCCCGCTGGCCAAGGAAAGGGTTTAGCTTGGGTTCAAGATATGTTTGCTAAACAAAAGCAAAAAGAAGATGCGGACGCCGGGGCTCAAACTCCTTCAGAAAATGCACGCGGAGGGCTTGTTGGGTACGCTAGTGGAGGCGACGCCGAACCCTATAGCGTAGATGATCCAATGGCTGACGTCATCAAACAAGGCGAAAAAGATCTTTTATCGCAAAAATTTATCCAAAAGAATCAAACACCTGGAAGTCTTGGATCGAGCACTCTTGGCGATGCAATGACTCTTTTAAATGCGGGTAAAACGGCTGCAGAAGATATCCCTGCAATAATGGCTATGTTTGCTGCAAGAGGGGGGCGTGCGGGTTATGCTACCGATGGCACGGTTGAGCCTGACGATGTATTAACAAAATATGGACCAGTAATAGGTGGCATTGAAAGCAGCAATAAATACGATGCTCTTGGTCCAGTAACAAAATCTGGCGATCGTGGATATGGCAAATATCAAGTCATGGGTGCAAACGTTCCATCTTGGACAGAAGAAGCCCTTGGCAAAAAGATGTCGCCTGATGAGTTTCTTGCTAATACCGATGCTCAAGATAAAGTGTTTGCCCACCACTTTGGTAAAGCATTAAATCAATATGGTAATCCGCAAGATGCGGCATCGGTATGGTTTTCAGGAAGGCCCCGCGCGCAAGCGGGCAACGCTCAAGATGTAAACCAAACAACCGTTCCTAAATACGTTTCAATGTTTAATAAAGGCCTTGGTGCTGCCGATATGCCGGTGGAAAATGCCGTTCCAGCAGGTGCCCCAACACAAGGATCTGATCTGCCTGCATTCCCGCGGGCTACACCCACAAAAACATCGCAACAACAGGGCGGTCTTGGGGATTTATTTAAAGCAGAAAACGTTATTCCTGTTTTAACAGGTTTAGGCGCAATGGCATCCTCGCGTAGTCCGTATCTTGGCGCAGCTCTTCTTGAGGGTCTTGGCGCAGGTGCCGGCTCTTACCTTGGAACTCAAAAATCACTTGCTGGTATTGAGCAGACGAAGGCAGAGACGGACGCAACACGTGCTAATACATTTAGACTTTCGTTCCAGCAAACTCCGGCTGGGAATTTCTATTGGGTCAAGGATCAAACTGGCAAAATTATGCCAATGAAGGTTTTTGACTATAATAAGATCCCAGACGCGCAAAAACCTCAACTTGCTTTCCAGCCGCCAAATGGCAGTCAAATCATTCAAACTATGTATGGCGGAAATTCTGCATCGCCTGAAACAACTTCATCCGCTACGGGTGCTCCTAAACCAAACGTTGGATCACCGACTAAAGATCCTGCCGCTCAACAAGAGTTTGGTAAAATACCGACCGACTTTAACTTTGACGAAAATTCACACTTAGCTGCAACAAAAGATTCTGACGCTCTTGATCCAATGGTTGGCGGGCCGGGTGTTCAATCGGCTTGGAATGAATCTAACAAGTACCGTCAAAATGTTATGGCTCAAGCCGCTGCTTCTCGCGAAGAGGCCGCCGCATTGCGTGAAATGTCTTCAAACTTGGCAAACGCAGTTGGGTTAGAAAAATTTGGTGCAACAGGTTTTGGCTTCAATCAACGTGCTGATATTACCAATATGCTTAATACGGCAGCTCGCATGGTTGGCCATCCTGAATGGCAGGTACAAGGCGGCGAAACACAGTCTGCTATTTCTGATAAGGTCTCGGCTATTCAAGGCGCGCTTCGCGCTCATAACGCAAGCCAAAATAGTTTAGCGGCCTTTAATACACTGACCAGCTTGCAACCAAATCCAAATATGTCGAAAGAGGCATTCTCTGACTTAACGGCAATGATGTTGACGCAAAATATGCGGGCCGCAGATGCTGATAGCCATTTAAAACAATGGGGTGAAACATCTAACAATTCTTTTGTTAATGCTGGACGCGACTTTGAACGCAAAACATCGCAGCGTTATGTTGATGAGCAAAATGCCCTTTCTGACTTGATCGCCCACCGGCCTAAACAATTTACGCAAATGATGAATGGGCGTACTTCAAATGGTGAACGCTTAACGCCAGAACAAATTGAAGATGCTTTACAACAGGCCTATCATATTAAAGGTCTCAGCCGTTACTTTGTTCGCGGAGTTTAATAATGGATCCTGTTCAAAAACCATCTAATCCATTTGCCGATGAACTTTTACAGGCGGGTAAAGTAAGCTCTCCTATGGCAACCCCCGCCCCTACGGCAGCAACTCCTCAATATGGGCAAAACAACCCTTTGTTTAAGGCTGGCGCTGAAGAAGCAAAACAGGAGTATGTTCAAAAACAACCTGAGCAAACTCAGGCACCTATGGCTTGGATGGATGTTGGAAAACAGGCGGTAACAAATTTTCCTAGCAGTGCAGGTAAGGCCGCCTATGGCATGGTTGAACCTTTTCTGCCTTCCAATTGGGAGCAGACTGGAACAGCTTTAAAGGGTATAGGCCAAGGGTTATATTCAAAAGCTCAAGGCGCTCTTGGATATGAACAGCCTGCGGAAGAAAAAGCCCGCAATGAAGCCGTCGTAAATGCGATCGGTGATTATTATGCTAACCGTTATGGTACCAAAGCCGGTTTTCAACACGCCCTCGCAGAAGATCCTGCAAGTGTTTTGATGGACTTGTCGGTTCCATTAACTGGCGGTGAATCTGCTTTGGCGCGCGCGCCTGGCCTTGTTGGCCGTGTAGCCGGTAAAGGCGTATTGGCTGCTGCGACAAATCCTATTGCTGCTGGTGTTGGTTTAGCCCGCGGTGCCGGTAACGTTGTTTCTAAAATTCCGGTGGTTGGTGGGATTGCTCAGGGCGTTGCCGATGTACCAAGTGCTGCCTTTGAAGGTCTAACAGGAACATCCACGAAATCCCTTGGCGATGCTTTTTCTGCAGGCCGTGAAGGTGGAATACTTTCTGGTGATAAAGAATTTTTGGGACAAATGCGCGGTACGGCGCCGCAGACGGATATTGTCGATCGGGTAAGATCGGCCGTTGATAGTTTAGCCAATAAACGTTCGCAAGATTACCTTTCTGGTATGAGCACTTTACAAAACGGAACAGGCGCTGACATAAGCGCAATACGCTCTGCGTCCGACAAATTGCTTGCGGATACCGCCCATAGCCCAGTTAATTATCCACTAGCTCAAAAAGTTAGCGGTATGGTTGACGCGTTCGAACAAGGGAAGATCGGCCCTGCCTATTCGTTTACTCCTGGGCAACATACTCTTCACGAACTTGATTTATTAAAACGCGCTATTCGTGATGTTGCTAAAGACCCAACAACGCCAGGGGGAAAGCTTGCGTTAGATGTTGCTGATGCAGCCAAGGGGACGATTAGCAAGATAGATCCAAACTATTCAAACATTATGGAACAATATGGTTCCGCCAGTGATCAGTTGTCTGATATTGCCCGCGGCCTTGGTAATCGCAATATGACGCCTGAGCAGCAAGCTCAAAAAATATTGTCTGCTCGTAACAAAGGGCAAAAGCAATCGCTTATTGATCAATTGGGCGAGATAGATCCTTCTATTCCAAAAATGATATCTGGCGCTGATTTATCTCGTTCCCCTAAATTTACCATCCAAGATTTATTGGGCGGTGGGGCGCTTGGTTACTATGGAACAACACTTGCGGGGGCGCATCCTGGTTATGCCGCGTTGGCAATTCCGCCAACAATGTTGTTAAAATCTCCTCGCGCTTTAGGGGAAACGGCATATTACGCAGGCAAAGGTAGCAAACTTGCTACTATGCCTGGGGCAACGCTTCCTGGTACTCTTTCACAACTTGAAGGAGACAAATCTGCGCCTCCTCAACCATCTTCCAATCCGTTTACAAGGCAGTTTGAAGAGGAAATGCAGAAGTCTTATGGCGCACCTAAAAAGCCTACCGTTTCTGACTATTTTACGGCTCAGGATAATGCAATAAAAAACAAAACAACTATTGACGATGAAATCCGTAAAATGGGATTGACGCCTCTTCCCCGCGCTTCAGGTGGGAGAACTAACAATTCCGCATTATCCAAGGCCAACCAGTTGATTGAAATGGCCGAACATATTAAAAAGAAACAGGGTAAACAAACAGAGCCCTTATTGAACCTCGACGACACAACGGTCGCCAAGGCACTAGCAGTCGCTAACCAACATATTTGAGGGAAAAATGGACAATCTTGAGCTTGATCTTAAATTGACAGTTGCACATGTTAACACGCTATTAAAGCACCTTGGTCAAGGCATTTATTCTGAAGTAGCGGATTTGATTACAGTATTGCATGGGCAAGCCCGTGGTCAAATTGATGCCGCTACTCCAGCTGCTGAACCTGCTCCTACGACTGAATCTGAGCCTCAGTAAAATTGTCGTAAGAAATTCGTCGGATGATATAGCCGGACTTCTTTGCTGAATATCTGGCTATATCAAACGAATCCCATTCGCCTGCAATCCACATAACCATCATGGCAAGGATCATGCTGTCGCCGTAATAAGCGATAACGTCTTTGTTCGGGTCAAAGTCAGCCATACGCTCTGAAACACGACCTTCAAAATCAGCAATATATGCATCCGTTGACAAATTATCGAACATTGGTCGATCGCAAACGTAGACTACTTGTTCCGCTAATTGCGCTAACTCATCAGGATTCAGTTTGAATGACGGATTGCATACAAATACTCGATCGTATTTCCTCATAATCTTCATCTTCCTCTTGTTCTAACTCTATCCAAAAAATCCATAAAGGATGATCCCTCATCATAAGACGAAGTTCTCTTTTCATTGTATCCAAGTCATCATCTCGATCAATAACACGAGAGCTTAAGTGTGGATCAATCCTTGATCGTCCTAGCAGTTGATACATCATCCTTATCCGTTGATTATTCTAATGCCACTTTATACCCTGCCTCTAATGCAGCATTAGCAATATCCTTAGAATCTGCATTATACAGAGATTGCGTAACTTTTATCAGGGCCTCTCGATATCCGTCACAAAGTTTACGCAACCGAACTATTTCGGCAACAGTTACATCATCAGCATAACGGTCGAAAGGGGCATAAGGCCCCAACCAACGCACTTTAGACAATTCCCGTTTACTTTGAAAGCCCGACATCTTTTTCCTTGTCCCATGAAAAACGTGGCAATGTAATTTTCATTTTGGTTTCTTCCCCACCTTGAGCCTGTTTAATCTTCTGAATGCGGGAAGCGTGTTTGGCTAATTCAATCTTTAACTTGTGTTCTTTAGTTTTGCTGTCCGTCATGGATTGCCTCCGCGATATCAGTTTCTATCGTTGGCATATTAAGAGCGCACGAATCAGTGCCTAATTGGCCGTAGCCGACAATATCATCCCAATGGTCGCGGTAGTTATGATCTCCTGATAGCGTACGGGCAATTTTGACCGCAATCATTTCTAAAGCTTCCCGCTGGCCATCATTTAAAAAATTCCAGTTTTTGCCAGTCCTAAAAGTTGTCTTGATGGCTTGGGTCAGTGTTGATTGGTCCTTGTACACACCGTGGGTGCGTTGGCGCTTAGTAATAATCATATTAGTCTTCTCCGTAATATTTGATATATGCATCGTCAAATCGTTCTCTTGATAGTTCTCTGAGGGCCCCGCGAAGCTTGGCCACCTCTTCTTTAAGTCTTTCATTTTCAATCCTGTATTTCTCAAACTCCCGCATAGCCCATAGGAACCGCATATCGGCCGCTAATAGCTCATCGTGGAGTTCTTTTTCTGTCATCGACCTGTCCTCAAAACATCAATCGCTGCGCTAATCCGTTGACCAAGTGTAAGCTTTGGCTGACTTTCAATGATGTTAATCATGCGGTTAAATTCTGCTTCTGCGATCCGCGGCGCGTATTCGTTAAGGCGCATTTTTATGGCCTCAGACAATGCCTCTGACTTTAAGAAGCGATTGAACTCTTTACTAATATAATTGTACAGATCTTTTTCTCTAGCTTTGAACTTAACATCAAGATTTAACTTCAGGTCGGCTTCCCGCATCGGGATTAACCTGTGTATTGCGTCAACTTTTGTTTGTAGTTTAAAAACTTCGGCATCAATTATATCAATTTGGCTTTTCTCTTTACGAGGGCGGCCCCGAGGTTTCTTTTCTGCATCCGTCATTTCACTTCTCCATAATTGCTGTTTGAATGCGATCTTCTATCTGATTAGATAAGGTCGGTACTATTTTTCCCCATAAAGTTCCTATTTGTATAGAGGACCCATTATGGCGAATTTCATCCTCAAAGATATCTAATCCTATACTACACACTCTCCAATTAAAGGGGTCATAATATTCAATGGTGATCTGCCCGCGAACAAGGAAATCAACCCCTTCAATTGGAACCATATCGTTGACTTCCACGTCAACCTTGTTCATCCTTAACCCCTTTTAAATGTGGATGGTCTTTTGGAAAACCATTGATCATATCTGACTTAATTTCATAAATGTATGTTGTTTCCGACTTTTCATTATCTGAAACTTTATTTACTCGAACTCCTCTCCAGTTCATTTTTACAACCTTGGTATTCACATAATACCCTCTTAAACCCCAATATTGTTTGATTGAACTAGCCAATTCATAGGCGGTGTTTTGCTTTAAAAAGTCTACTTGATTGCGTGTCATCTTTATCTCCTTATGATAACGTTTCTAAATAGTTAATCTCATCGTCAATCTGATCCATAACTTCATCAAAAGTCATGACCGGCATTACTACGCGGTGCAAAATTTTACCGTTAACGCGCTTTAAGTGTCGCTCAAGAGCTACAATTTGCATTGTGTCCCACATCATGTAATTTTTACGTCGCATGGTGCGGTCTGGCATTTGATATTCTACTAATATTGTCCAAATTGTACGCATTTTCCCCTCCTCACGCCGCGATCGCTAGTTTAGCTTTGACATTGACCACTGTGGTCATTTCCATATCGTCTTTGGTGCAAGCCTTGTAGGACTTCAAAAGCTTTTCCAAAGCCTCAACGTCCTTGAGCGTTACACCGTGCGTATTGAACAGGAGTTCTTCGTCGATAACCTTCTTGGCGCGTAAATGGATAGAAAGATCGTACATTTCACCTTCAAGGGTATCAACGCCAGTATCAACAACGGCCTTTTTAAGAACTTTAAGGTTATCTTCACCTGCCTTAATCTCAAGGGCTTGAATTGCATATTGGTCTGCAAGGGTGAGGTTCGTGTTCATCTCTAATCTCCATCTGGGCAGCAACACCGCGTCGCTGACAACATTTATAAACCATATCTGAATTAATGTTGCAACCCCTATTCTTCATTTTTTTTAAAATTATTTTTAGGGCGCCCCATCGTTGGGTTGGCTTCTAGGCGAATATCCTTGTTAGACCATGTCCAACATTCTCCCGTATCATTTTGAAAACAAACCCAAAATAGGTGGTGCTCCACGCCGTAATCTATTAGAAAGTGCGCCATGGATTTCCCTTTTGGTGTGTCCAAGGGAAGGGGTGGATCTATACGGATCATGGAGTTTCGGCCTTCTTCTTACGGTTCCGCCATACGGCATACTCAACTTCACAATGTAGGAAACGATTAATTTTCCTTTGTAATAAATTTTTGAACTTTTCATTTTGAATGTGCCCTTCAATAATAAAAACTATAATGACGCTCATTATTAAAAGACCCCATAAAAGAGCCACCCATTCCGCTATTTCCTGCCAATTAACCATAACCTTTTTACTTCCTCTTCAATGTGTGGCCGCAATAATTCTGGAACCCTATCCAACGCCAATCGCCGCTCTTCTTTCGTGGGTAACTTTAAAATCTTATAAGCATCTTGGTATATATATAGCGAACAAGCTGACTGAATCGGACCAGACTGGTCAGTTAATTTTGTCTTACCGCTCATTACATCATCAATCAATTGGCTTGGCATCTGACCTGTCTTCCAAATAGTCTTCGAAGGCGTGAATAGCCGCATCTGCCCCGAGGGCGACGCAGACGAACGCTCCCGCTTCTTGCGCGACATTTAAATACTCCAACTGATTTGGCTGCCATTTTGATTTAGTATGATCCCGCCGTTTAATCTCGCAAATAAATGTTGGGTTTCCCGGAATAATAACGTCTGCCGCGCCAGGCGTCATGCCCTCTGCCTTTTCTTTTGCAACTTGCCGATATCCTCGAGCTCCTTCATTTCTTGGGTGAACCGCAATCCGTCCCCATGTATCGGGATAACGCATCCTGATTCGGTTAAAAAATGTAACTTGTTCAATGGCTTCTGGTGGGCAATCGCCCCGATAATCCACGTTTCCGTAAATCGCTATATCATCCGGGAATTTCATCGGCTTTCCTATTGTAAGCGAAGACCTTGTACCAGCCGTTCGCATCCTTCTGATAAGTTATGGTAGTTGGCTCGTGACCTTTTAGACTATCATATAGTCCTTTTTCCTGTTTCCCCTTATCCCAATTAGGTTCTTGCGGAACCCAGAAAGCAAACGATCGATACGGCGTGGTAACATCCACCTTAATCATAGGACGCCCTGCGCGGCTCATCGTGGGCTTTGCAACCCATGCCATAACCTCATCCGTCTGGCGTCTCGTAGGGTCGGCCTTCATGGCCTTAAATTCGATCCTAAGCTTTTCATTCGGGTCAACAATTTCACCCTTACATTCCACGCAATACCGTGCCGCTATATCATTTTCGGCATTACAATGTGGGCACTCTTTAAACGTCCAACGATAGCTACACCGTTCTAAATCTCCACCTTTTACTTGTAAGGTAGCCCCACAGCGACGGCCATGATGCGCCGGTATGTCTCCAAATTCCGATGGAATGCGATTAAAATCTAAATCGCAAAAGTAACCTTCCTCATCAATATTATAACCATCATCGTTTACCCGTGCTTTAAACTCATTTAACCTGCCGCACGATGGGCAAGTGCATTTAACGGTAATCCCTTCGGC